GCAGTCGGTCGCTGTAACTCACGCAACACTCAGTAGAGGTGACGCAGTATCCCCCGGTTTGGGACATAAAGCTCCGTCACTTGCCAAGCTGCAACTCCGTCTTTGATAATCTTGTGCGGGCCAACGCACATTATCTCTCATGCACTCTCCCCTGGTACTTGCCAGATCCACACGTGGCTCTTCCGGCCCCCGCTTTCCTTATCCTCACTGGACCCCTTCGCCCCTTAAAACATGCACATAAGTTTCCTACCCTCACACCTCTTGAGTGGTTTTAGGCTGTACACATAAGGGCTAGCTCATCCAGCTACCTTCAGTAATTACGTTACCGGACACGTGTCCTGTTGGGTATAACTCCAAGGGCACATTCCGACATTGTCACAGTCACACGAGCAACCGCAACAACAACCAGCCTTAACGCGGCTAACGGGTGTAATTTAATGCCACCAGCACATCCGCTCGCGCCAAAACGGCAATTGCCGCCGCGAGTGAACCCACCTTCGTTGAGAAGCTAAACGCCCACACACTACGCCGCAAGGTACAGGTACGGCGCAACGCGCGCAAAAGCGCCCGTAACGGTCGTAACAGCACCCGAGACATCCTGGATGAAGGTCTGACCCTTCTCCAAGATCTCAACGGCGTACTCAAGAGCCCCTTTCGTGCCTGTACCGTTCGCGAACACATTCTGCAAAACGGTCGAAGTGGCGGTACCTGAAACGGCAGGTGCCGCATCATCGGTGATACCGGTTCCGGAGATTTGGGTACTAACCAAGTACTGCCCCGGACGGTTGAATGTGAGCGTGTTTCCATCTGCCTCAACATCCAATCCACCAGCAATCTGTTGCGTTCCGGCAGTACCGAAGATTGCGGTCTTCGATATGCCTGAAAGAGCATACAGCTTCACAGACATGGCCCCTGCGATGGTCGAAACAGAGAAGTCAGGGACAAACAACTCAACATCATACTCGACAAATAGGGAAAACGTCGACACGGTGCTCGCGAGTCCCTGAGAACCCACGAACAGGTTGCCGACATCATATGTCTTGATGTCCAGGTTGTCTGCCAGTGATCCATGACGCACATAACGTTGTCGGCCGAGCGCTCGCTCATCCACAGCGTGGAGAGCAAGCTCAAGAGACATCCAAACGGCGCAAGCGGTTGCGCCCTTCTTGTTGAGCATCTCGTATTTAGATCCTGGTGCAACATCCGCAGCGTCATAATCAACAACTGCGAACATCTGCCCAGTTTGTGTAGCGGGTTGCAACGGCACAAGTATGAACTTGCAACGATGAAACCGGTAACTCTCATACACAAGTGCGATATAGCTCAACCAAGGGAACATCTCTGGAATGCCGGGGTTGACGGGTGCACCAGTCACACTGAATGCTGCTCCCCCGTCGAAATCCCCAACAAACTCACGGTGTGCGAATCTGACTCCTCCTTCTTTGCCAGGCAAAGACCTTGGGGGTGCGTTGACGTATAGCTGAGTCAACGAAAGTGGTGCCGCCATCTGGCGGCTGCGATTACCGTTGGCCTGGTAACCGCGAGCGGGATTTGATCGATTCTTACGGGTCATTCCCTTGGGGTGTAAAGTGACGAAGGAGAGCCGAAGTATCGATTGCGCATGGCCATATCGACTTCGTCCGCCACTTCAACACCACCCAGGATAGGAACCGTAAGATTCTCAAACCACTCCTCTAGCTCCAATTGATCATCCACAGTGATACCAAACGCACGCTCAAAAGAACATCGCGCCTCGAATGTGACCTCCCTGGCGCGTACATCGTCAAGGGTCATGTTCATTCCACGCAACTCACGCTGAATGCGATGGTAGTACTCATCCACTGTGTCAAACTTCAGAATCTCCGAAGTGCCACTGTTACGGATACACATCTGCGCATATGCCTGTAACACTGGCACTCCTGCATTGAGGACAAGTTCGCAGTGACCCACGGAATTGATCAATTTCCGCCGGGTACTGTCGTCGGGGTTGGTGAAGTACTTCGTGCCTGAGATACCTTTTGTAAGGATTTTGACGGGACTCCGAACAAGCTTCCACCGGCCTTGCTCGATCTCCACAGGGTGACATTGACACCACTCCAAGTCCTCAAACTCGTAAGCGATGTTCTCGATCTTCACCTCATGGCCAAAATCCAAAAAGATATCAAAAGCTCTTTCCTTCAACACCTTCTCCCAACCCTTCTCGACAATGACAATAATATCGTCACCATCATCAAGCACATCGAACTTCGGACAAGCAATACGTTCCATTAACTCAGCTACCATAAGCAGCATGAGGACGCAATTGCCAACAGCCGTATTCATATCTCCTGACATACGGCCTCCATCCGAAGTGTACTTGAGACCCAGGTTTCTAACACGCCCATGATTGACCAACTGCCAACTGAGCAACCGCTGGAACTCCGGATCATTCAGCATAGCTAAATAAACCGAGTGCTCCGTACGCAGCTGCTCTTTGCTGACATGCAAGTCAAATCGTGATGCATCTAGTGTTATCCACACTGGATCAGAGAAGTTACTGCTCTTCTCGTCCAACAACTTAGCACGCTGACACTGCGACAGCCCCTTCGCAATGACTCTGCTCTGATTAACACCACGCTGGCAAAATCCATT